GCCACCCATTGAGAGTTGGTCGCCACCGCCGGAGCTTGGGCCGCCGTCTGGGTCATTGGAGCCGCGTAGCTGGTCGGCTGGGTCGGGGATACTTGGGGTGCCGATTGGGTCGGCATTGCGGTATCTGCCTGCATAGGTTACCTCTTTTTGTAGGCTTTCGAGAGTTCGGTAAAGGAAGGGGGTAAGATCAAGTCTTGGATCCGCAGCCATCGGTAAATTCGGTTGCTGCGGATGTGGTGTCCGCATTTCTAAATTGACAAGGTCAATAAATGCGGAGTAGGCCCTCTGTACTTCCCCCACCATCCGGAATGGGAACCCCGAGAGCATGCCCGCGATTTCGTCATCCGTTTTTGAAGGGAACAAATACTTCAGTGCTTCAATGCTATCAACCCCTAACTCTTGTAGGTTTCGGGTAAAAATAGACTGGTTTAATTTATCTTGTGCAGTGTCTTCATAAACAGGCCCCATCCAGCGCCAGGCAACAGTACGATCGCCATCTGGAGCTAAACCTAAAACTCCGTCAGGAATTTCTCTTGTTTCAAGCGCAGTATCAATAGCTTTTTGAAGTTTCTTTTCGTAAGTTGATTTTTGTTTTTCGTATTTTAAAACGGAAGCCTCATCGTCTGGGTCTTGAGGTGGGGCAGGGTATTTAATCCCAGAGGCATAAGCCAATGATTTCCGGAAAATTTGTTCTTCCTGAAAAATCATTAGTTCAAAACACTTGCAAATACCATACGTATAGAGCTGCAAGCATTTCTTCTTTGCTGTTGCACTAACGCGACCATATGCCGATTTAATTTCAGTAGCGGTAACGTTTGTAATGCTTAAATCATCAATGCCACCCAATGCCAGTCGGATCTCGCTTCGTAATTGCTCTGCGTATCTAGCTTGATCTGTACTGACAGCATTAGGTGTAATAAAACCAACCCGATCTGTTGGCTCCAGGTTGGCGATGACGCGGGGCACCCTCATGCCACTTCCTGGTTTACCAATGTAGCCAGGAGGTTGCCTATTTACGTTATCCTGCTTATAAGTAGAACTTGAAAGAAAAAATTCAGACTGAAAACCAGATTGACTAGAAATACTGGGACGTTGTGCAACATCGGTATCCCCGCTTTCAACGATGTCTTGCTTAGGTCTCGACGAAAGGAGAGTGGGATTTCCAAAGAAAGATAAGTTGGCACGGATATTTTTAACCATCTCATCATGAGCGATGATTTGGTTTGCCATCCAATCAAATTCTCCAGCTCCATCGGTGCCAAAAGCATCTGGATTATTAAAAACCTCAACACACGGTATAAATTCCATTGTGTTGACAACGGTTTTTTTGTCAAATACGCCAAACTCCATGGTTGGCATATCAAATGTAATTTCTTGCTCGCTGTGAAACTCCTCAATCTCAGTAGCAGTAATGCGAAGCCGCATGTAGCGCTTATCCGTGTTTAGACCAACACCCTGAAAACCACGGGTGGACCGTACTTTGTATGGATAAATGATGATAACTTCTTCTAGTTCACCATCTGGTGAATAATAGGTTCGATACGAATCTTTATCGAACCAATAAAGCCGATATGTTTTCTTAGTAGGACGAATATAAAACAGACCTCTTCCATAACATAAGAAGCGATCCCAAATCGAATCTAAGCGAGCATCAAGTTTGTTGAACTTGATTACTTGTTGAATAAAATCAAAACGCTGAGTCCCGAGGTTGTCTTGTTCTGGATAAAATTCAACGCCTTGTCGGATACCAAACATCCGCATCTGCCCAAGATGCGCGTTGACGAGCATCGTGTCTGCGGGGCCGCTACCATCGCGAGTTATGACCGCCTTAAGAATGTCGTCAAGGACAGTTTTATTGCCGTCGCTCATGGTTGGTTAGGGATTACTCGTCAATATCGTAGCCAACAGCAATGCGTTTTAGTGTAATTACGTCATCTTCAACTTCGAGTTCAAATCGCTCGTTAGGTTGAAGTGCCATGTCATGACACAATTCGTCGGGGAGCGGGATTACGGCAGAGCCGTACACATCCTGTTCAAGTTCGACGTTGTAGTAGCTGGTGGACATTGGGTGATTTTATAAGTCTAGGTCCAAAATACTTTATACCACGTAATCTGACCTAGAACTCCAACTGAAGCTTTCCTCTGGTCATTAAACCGTTGCACAACCAAACCAGTGAATCAACGCAGTCATCGTGAGAGCTGACACCAAAATTCACGATCTCATCTTGCAGATAACCAAAACGCCTGTACTTATTGAAGATAATTTTTCGCTGCTCAAACAAGCCCATGATGCCACGGAATCTTGCCACTTTGTCACCACGGAATCCCTTGATCGCGTGCCAATTCATGTTATAAAGTCCGTGGTCCCCAAGGCAAATCCGTTTGAAGTCTGCCTCAAGCGAAGCTTGATATGCAACCGCTTCAGACCAGATGTCAATATTACTACCAGTGGGGAAGTAACGATTGTTGTCTTTATGAACGACACCCCACTCTTCCATCATTTCCATTAATGCCTCAAGTTTTTCTAGGTTTCCCATCATTCGAATTCGTTTGCAATCGATGATGTGAATTCTGTCGCCAACACGACCACCCATCGTAAACACGGTATAGTCATTCTGCTCTCGAATACCTGCCGACAAATCAACGCCGACACCCAAAGAATCAAATTGGGTGGCAATTGTACCTTTAACAATTAAATCGGGAGACAGCGATAGTTCACTGGTTTGTACAATTTGATTTTGATATTGAAAACTAAATGCGATTGGGGCCTGCCTACGACGATCCCTCAAATAATCCAAAGACCAAAGTGCAGGCCAATAAGACAGCTCCTCCCCTTGCTCATCGATTGTGATGGCTGATTGAACAATTTGAATCCAATCATTTGCCGGAATGAAAGTGGTGTTATGAATATCATCATGTCTAAATCTGGTGCCAAGACAAATTGCTCGGCCACCTTCAAACATTGTAGGAACAATAACTGAATTCCAGTTATCTTCCATCGCGGCACGAATGTCTCTGTTTTTGATGTCATCAGCAGATTTGATCGCGTCATCAATAATGCAAAGATGTGAACGCTTTGAGGTCACGGCGCCTTTCAAACCCGCGCAACATACAGTAAATTCTTCTTCACCGGTAGATTTAATCCCTGCAAATTTCCAGTCAATGCTCCAATATTCGTTGGAGTTGATACCTTTTGCAATTTTTACGGTTGGAAAAACTTCTCCGTAAATTTTGCTTTCTTCAATGATTCGTTTAATAGCTGCACTTTTTGGACGAGCAACGTCAACGGTGTAAGAGATATACAGAATTTTGAGAGGTTTTTTGTGTAAAGCGTGTATTCCAATTGCCCAGGCAGTGAATAGACCTAAAACCGTGGATTTGGCACTACCCCTTGGTGCCAAAATATCTACATTGGGTCCGGCAATACCAATTAAACATTCGCTGTTCTCATCAGTACAAAGATATTTGTGCCACTCCTTGTGGTGATCTGCCGGTGGTTTATCGCCAACAACTTCACAAAAATAACCAAAATCTGTCCTGGCTCTTTCAATGTCGACAGTACTTGTTTGTTTTACGACACGCTTTTGTGCCGCAGCACGAGCAGTCCGCCGATATACAGAATAGATGCTAGTTGCTACCATGCCCGTAGCTTAGCGCAATTAGCCTTACGATTCTTCTGACAGGATCTTAGTCCAAACGCCCATGGAAGCTTCCTGGAGTGGGCCCTCAATGGGATCATCGCGGAAGATAGAAATCATCTCCCGTAAAGCTCGGTCAGCACCAGCAAGAATTAAACCTTGTTTGTCTAATAAAACTTTTTCGTCATTAAGCTGTTTAATCGAGCCACGCAATTCTTTTTGAAGCATGGCAATTCTGGAAGTTCCCATGTCCTGCTTCACTATGCCCATATCAATTGCATCTCGCAATTTAGCAATATCTTGCTGCATGGAATCAATTTCATCCTCCAGCAAGGCATTGAAATTGCGTTTTTTAAACTCTTTCTTGGACCATTCGTCGCACTGCACAATGCTACCTGTAAACCCGAGAAACCGGGCATACAGGTACATTTGTATTGGAGAGCTGGTGCGTTTACAAAAGGCAAGAAAGGATTCGCGGTCTTTATCGGTTAAAACCTGAATCCATTCCGTCATGTTCGGTACTGCTGTTGAGCTTGCTCGTAATCTCGATTCTCTTTATAGCGTCTAAACATCTCTTGTTGCAAGTCGGTAAGACGGGTTTCTTCTCCCGACTTACCAAGAGTTGCACGTTGCTCCTGGCCAGTTAACCCAATCTGCCTCTCTTGTCCAGCAAGAAGTTGAGCTTGCGTTTGTCGTTGTTGCTCACCCGTTGCCGCAATACCAAGACGTTCCTCAGTACCTTTGGTTTGAATTAAACCGGTTTCACCAGCGAATCGTTGAGCCTGGGTTTGACGCTCTTGCTCACCAGTTGCAGCAATCCCTAAGCGCTGTTCATACCCTGTGGCAGCAACAGTTTTGCGCTCTTGCTCACCACGAGAGGCTACAGTCGCACGTTCTTGCTCGCCCATCGTGGCGTATGTAAGCCGCTGCTCTGATCCCTGCGCCTGATAACGACGAACGTCTTGACCAGCAAAAAATTCTGAATTGGTGCGATCAAGTTGCGCACCAAGCTCCATGTTGAGCCGTTGCTGCGCGGCGCTGGTCTCATTCAACGCAACTTGCGATTGCAATGATTGAGTTGGGACCGGAGTCGGCGGCGCTGGGGGCGGCGGCGGCGGAGAATAAACAATAGTAGGAGGTGGTGGTGATCCGCCCATGGGTCAACAGGTCTTCTTAATTAAGTTTAACTCAACCGACTTGGATGTACTGACCAGCGAAACGGCCAGCGTAATTCTTAGCTGCGTCTTGCTGGGCTGCAACTGCACGAGCACGATCTGCCTCTCCAGCTGCAGCTGAAGTTGCTTGTGCTTGCTTAGATGCCATGATGTTTTGAACGTTTGATGGCAAGCCTTCAGCGAATGCCCTGTACGCTTTACTGGCTGCTAAATTTCTGGCAGTGGTTTCAGCGCCAGCAGCACTTAGAAATGGGTATAAATCCCTAAGTTGCTCACGATTTAAAGCCGCAGAAATTCTGCCGACTTCTTCCATTTCTCTTAGCCTTTCCGGACTGGTAGCTTTATAAAGGTCTAACCAACTTTGAATTTTAGGATCAACACTAGGAATGGCATTCCCTTCTGGAAGAGTTGTCCCAGAGGGGGTAGGGGAAGGCGTGAGAATGCCCCTTAAGTCAGGGGTTTTAGCAACAAAAGCCCTTTTAAATAAATCAATATTCCTTTTACCGGTAGACGTATCCGTTCCGGTAAAGACACCAGTAAAATCCGGAAAGCTACCGATCGCCATATTATTGATATTGGTATTGGGAGGTCAGAGCAGAACCAGCTTGAGAGGCAGCAGTAAGGCCCATTTGCTGAGCCGCTTGTTGACTACGCTCCAACATATTTGCTGCCGTTGCAATATTTTGGCGAACACCAGCTGCAGCCAATTGACGTTGAAGTTCTTGGCGAGAGCGGAATTCAGATGCTTTGGCGATCTCTGGCATCATCAGACGCAAAGCATCACGTTGAGCTTCGGCGGTTTTTAAGGTTTCCAGACGTTGGGCCATTCCTACAGGACCTAACACTTGGAGAGGATCACTTAAAGTTCCGCCAGGACCAAAAGTCCCAATGTTCGGGGGTAATGCCCCACCAGCTTCCGCTGCATAATCTACAGGACCAGGTCCTTGATAACCCATTGCACCTGCGCTGGCCTGTGCGCCAGTGCGTGCCGCTGGTGCTACAGCCGATGCAACCTTACCAGCTAAAGCAGGGGCGCCAAGAAAAGTACCGATACCCGCCGCAAGCCCACCTGCTGCTGCAGGAATCTGGGTTAATAGGGAACTACCAGTTTTCGCGGTCTGCGCTTTCAAGGCCTGACCAAGTGCCGTTTTACCTAATGCACCTGCCCCCAATCCACCAAGTGCCGTTCCAGCCATGCGAAGGCCACCAGGAATGGCTGCACCACCTAATGCCCCAAGCGCAGTCGCACCGATATCCCCACCTGTACGACGGTAAGCCTCAAGTCCGCCAAGGCCTGCTCCAATAACTGGTAAAAGCATAATCTTTAAGTCTTCTTGATTGTTATTTTAAATGAAGTAATTTTTTAAAAAAAGCTACCAGCAGTACCGCCAATGGTGCCACCTAATGCAGCGCCTGCCGGACCCCCAATAAGAGCGCCGCCAATGGTCCCCGCTATCCGTCCAACCGCTCCCCATGGGGATTGACGTTCTTCACCAGGAATAACAAATGGACTCATTTTTTGTGATTCATATACCCCTAAATTCTCCAAAATATTGCCGGCTACACCTCCACCCCAATTACCTCCGTAGGGTCTCTCGGCTTTAGAACGATATTTTTCGGTATTCTTTGTTTTATCAAATAAATTCGAAAAAACTCCACTCCATTTTGAATTGTTATCATCGTCTGCAATGCCAAATTTTGCTTTATCCCAATCAATACCCCCGCTTGATCCCTTCCAGTCGTAATCTCCACCCCACGATGGAGTCTTATCCTCTAACGGATTTTTATATCCAGGTAAATTATCGTAGAAGCCCATATTATTTATCCGTAAATTTTTTGAGCTAATCCAATAATATCACCCATGTTGCCACTAGAATGAAGTGTTCCGGCGCCTGCAGAAGTTTGATGACGGGCTTGAATCAACTCAAGTTGATGTTGATACCGTTGTTGATCAAGAAGGGCTTCGCCCATTTGCTCGTTTGTTAAAGGGGATGTACCTGGGATGTACTGCTGTGTGGTAAAAGCAGAAGGACGTGACACCCTGGTACTGGCTTGCACTGGTAACGAGTGCCTGCTTTGCTGTAAATAGTTAGCGAGCGCACCAACTCCAGCAGCTGCACCCCCAATTGCCAATGGTCCTGATGCAGACCCAATCAATTTGGCCGTTGTTTCTGGATATTTAGCTGCTACTCCTAGAAGACCACTTGGGTTTTCTAAATTGCTTAACTTGTTTGCAACAGCTCCGGTGACCGCTCCAGTCATTGCCGAACTTGCAGTCTTCAAGAAATCAGATAAAGCTTTACCAGCTAACCTACCGGCAACAGAAGCGGTCATCCTACTTGAACTCCTTGATTTGGGAATTTACCTACAGTTGATTGACTTTTCTCATTTGAACCAGATGGTGCAGGTTCTGAAACCAAGTAATCTAAATTTTTAGGATCCACAGCATCCTCTTCTGCAATTATCCCACGAACAACACCTTGCGAATATTTCGTGAGGAAGTCATCGGCAAATTTATTATCTTCTGGATTTTTAAAATTAGCCCAGACGCTTTTAGATGCTTGGTTAATTTTTTCTTGTGAACGATCAGCCGCATCAATCGGGAATGTACTCTCACTGTAAAAACTGTTAAACCTAGGGCTATCTTTTAATGATGCAACAAAACCACTCCTGAATGAGGCTGGGTCACTCGCCGATTCTCGGTTTGGCCCCAGGGTTTTTTCATATGGGCTCTTACCTGCCCGCCATTCACGCTCTTGTGGGTTAGTGTAATCTCTGCTAAATGCCATTCAATTGCTCACTTACCTTTCTTTTTGCGTAGTTTAGTTAACGTTTTAGCTAAATTCGCCTGTTTGACAGTGCGTTTATCGTACTCAGATGGGTTAGCGGTGACCTTGGCTGCATATTCTTTTGTGCTCATTCCTGCTTCTTTAGCTTTCTTAGAAAAAGCGCCTGGATGCTCACTAGTTGCTTCCTGAATCCATTTACCGTCTTTAGCCATGATTAACTAATAAGTACTATTTTATCAAGCAGCAGCATTATTGACTTGTGTTGCAATTTCTGAAGCTTTCATCAGCTCAGGAGCAGGACTAGACATAGCTTCTAATTGGCGAACCTTATCTGCAGCTTTTCCAGGAAGCCAAGCTTGTGCCATGTAAAAAGCAAGCTTCTTAATTTCTTCCGAACTCAGGGCACCGTCGGCAACAGAAGAAATGGCTAATTCAAAAGCCATATCAACTTGCGAGCCTTTCCAGTTGTGTAAATTCTGATCCAGGACCGGGTCGATAATGTCGTAAGCTCTTTTTACAATTCCGCCATACTTTAAGAATGCTTGCGCTTGTCCACTATTGCGGAGAAGCATTGCAAGAGCAGCAGCTGCAGCACCAACGACAGCGGCGATAATTGGTTCTAAGAAAGTCATGACTAATCCTCGATAAGAAAAGTCTACAACGATTAATTACACAACACCTGCCCTTTTACGAGCAGCCTTTTCTTCAAGTGCTTGCATGATTTGTTTTGTTTCAAAGTGGCGCTCTGCTTGCTCCATTGCTTTTGCACGGCTGCTTCCGGATTTACCCATTCCTGCTGATGTGATGTCTGCATCACTCATTAAACCGGCGTAAACAGGTTGACGCTTTTCACGAATGGTTCCACCAAGCTCAACAGCTTTTTGAAGTCCCATTTGATGCGCAAGGGCTTTATCAGCAACGATGCCGCCAATGTTACCCATCCCTGCAGGAAAACCTTCTTCTGCGTAATCAGACAAAGCTAAACGATAAGGATCAGAAGTAGCGTAGGCATATTCAGTTGGACCACCTTTACGTTTGCCCATTTGCACGCCAATTTCGCCGCCAGGGTAGAAGGCCAATCCACGAACAGCTTTGCTCCTGTCGGAAGGAATGTCGTAAGTAGCTACAGGACCAACTTGCTGACTCATAGCGCTTAAGAATTCATTTGGGCTGATTCTAGCTTCTGGAGCGGAAACTGCAGAAGCAACGCGAACCGGTTGTGGTTGACGGGTTGTGATAATGGGGGTAGGTGCTTCTTCTGGAGCACCAACAGTTTTACTACCTTTTTGTGCGCGTGCTGCCGCTAAAAGTGCAGTGGCCTGCTCCATTGGCATGTTGCCAAAAGCCATCCGAGCAAGACGCTCATCTTCCATTTGCTCCGAAGTTTTGCGTTGAGGGGCGGGGCTTGTGACAGTTGCAGGAGTGGCATCTAGTTCACGGATTTCACGCATGCTAGCTCCACCGGAAACACCAACCGACGCAGTGACCGGTGCCTGTGCTGGCTTCGCCATGGCGGCGACAGGACTTTCGGTAACTACACTTTGTGCAGGAGTGCGGAATTTTTCGGCAAAATAAGATTGAGCACTTTCTGGAGTCACCCCAGCACGTGCCAACAATTCGTGAGCAAGGGATTGTTCTTGTAATGCCGTTTGTCGAATCCCGGCTTTTGGATGCTCCGCGTATGGGTGAGAAACAAGGTATTCGCCACCCTTTTCTGTTATGACTCGGAGACCGTGGGGATCAGTTGGATCACCCATCAAGCTCAATCCTTTTGCTCTTAAAGCTTCCCCGACGTTCACATCTTTTAAAACAACAGGAGCGGAAGATGCCGGTTGAGTGGGGGATTCAATATCCTGTAAACCGGGATACTGTTGCTGCATTACAGCGTAAGCTTTACTCTTGCGAAAAGCTGCGGCACGCTCAGCGGCGCCTTGTCCCAGCATTTCTTCTTCTGTACCAGGGGAGAAGTGCTGCTGTGAACTGATGACCTCACTTTGCGTTGCGGGTTTTTGTTCAATTACATTTGTAGTCGGCTTTACAGGAGACAGCCCTTTTGCCTGCTGAACTTCAGAAGTTTGATTGACAATTAAATCTTGATTAAAACGATCAGAAGTCGGAGGCGGAGTCACGTCACCCGAAGCTTGAACAACTGATGAAGAAGCACCACCAGCGGAAGAAGGATAGCTCGGAGGCACACCAGGTTCGTCATCAAGCTCAAGCTTCCCGAATGATTCTCCACCTTGATTTAAATATTGACTTCCGAGATACGCAGCACCTGCCAGGGCTCCTGCAGCCAGAGCAGCTTTACCTACAACATCAACGGCGCGTCTAATTGGACTCATAGTAGGACCGCCTTGACGGCCAATATTGCGCGTATAGCTATAAACTTCTGGCGCCAGTGCCATCCTCTCTGCAGGGGACTGAGGATACGGGTTTCCAGTCATGCGGGACCAGAGTGCAAAATCCTGCGGAGAGACAGGCATCTTATTTGTACTTTTGACGTTATAAATGATTTTAGGGCGTATAAATACGAGGATTTGTTACACCCTACCGGCCCATTAAAAAAGTCGATTTTGGGAAAATTTTGCGGCAGGCATCAGGCGGCCCGTTCACAAAAGTTTACGATGTAGGAAAAAAAGAAGTTATATGTTGTAACAGTTGGCAGGGGGTGGGGTGGGGTGCTAGATTGACAGAGTCGTTCGCCCTAGATGCGATGTCCACTTCAAAGACTTGGGTTTGGCTGGCTGAGTTCACCGATACGTTTGGTGGCGAGGCTAACTACAGTTGGGTTTGCAGGGTCGAGTTCTCGGCTCCTGCTGGCGCCAGCCAGCGTGTTGTGGTTGCTGCCGGCAAGGCGGCGCTGGGCTTGAGCGGCGTTCGCTGCGAGACAGTCGACTGTGGCGATTGGTATCAGCTGCGGCCAGTGGGAAGCCAGACTGTGGCGTTCCTGCGGTCCTGCTGAGCTACACTGACAACGGGCCCGGCAACGGGCCCACTCGAACCACCTAGCAAGGAACCACCATGACCACGCAATCGAAATCCCTGCGCCTGGCCGATACCCTGGCCCGCGAACCGTTCTCCTGGCCCGGCTTCTATCCTCGTTACGCTGTCACGTCTGACGGCGCTTGCCTCTGCCATCGTTGTTGCAAGACTGAGCGGGATCAGATCGGCACAACAACAGGATCAGACGGCTGGAACGTCGTCCACCTGGCCGTCAACTATGAAGATCGGGACCTGGCCTGTGACAACTGCTACGAGACTATTGTTGCAGCATATGCTTGACACCAGGGGCCTTCGGGCCCCTTTTTTGTAACAATGTTGATAGTGATTCATGAAGAGTTGGTTATATTGTCAACGATTGTTAAGTTTGGCACCAGGTGGTGGGCTGGGGTGCTAGGGTGAGGGGACCGAGCCGAGAGGTTCGGGATTCAACCGCTTAGAGAGGCACCATGTACAAGGTTGGTCGCATGACGGATGAAGGGACCTGGCAGGTCCTGGTAGAGTGCGAGACTTATGGGGATGCGGATCACGCTTGCGCGATCTGGGAACATGTTTACCCGAACGCTTGGGTCGACATTTTGGACGGGTCTCTGACTCCTGTAGACTGATCACACGGGCCCGGCAACGGGCCCACTCAACCCACCTAGCAAGGA